TGTCTGCACGCCAATCGCTTTATTTCCTCTTGTCTGATCTAGGCAACCGAGGCATTCAATTCTGGACAATCACCAAATTAGTGATTGGCCTGACCCCTGATAAGTATATCTACGACCTGCCCAAGGGTTCAATTGACCTCTGGAACACGCTGTATCGCACGATGAGCCGTCCTAGTGGGTCATACACCACTTCTGCTGGCGGAACCGTTGCAAACGCGTATGACGGCGATGTGGACACCATTTGCACGCAGACATCGACCAACGGCAACATTGCAGTCAATTACGGCGTTTCAAACCCTGTTTACATTGGCTCCATTGGCATCTTGCCTGCGTCCACAGGAACTTGGTCAATCATTTACGAATGGTCTGCTGACGGCATAACATGGAAGACTTTGGTTGACCTTGGCTCTGTTGCTGTTGTGGACAACGAGTGGATTTGGACTGACATCGAAGCAGGTCAGACTGTCCCCTACTATCGTTGCCGCGTATACAACGGCACGACTCTGTCTGTTCGCGAGTTGTACTTTGGAAACAATTCGCTTGAGGTGCAGATGTCATCGCTCAACCGCGACGACTACACCAACTTGCCAAACAAAGACTTTACGGCCAACCAGCCATATCAGTATTGGTTCAACCGTCAACTCCCACGGCCACAAATCTACATTTGGCCTGTGCCTTCAACTGCCTTTGTGCAGATGGTTTGCTGGTACTCTCGCCAGATTGAGGATGTGGGCGCTTTGACTGACGAGTTGGAAATTCCACAGCGTTGGTACGAGGCTGTGCAAATGATGCTGGCTCACAAGATGAGCCTTGAACTGCCGCAAGTTGCGATGGATCGTATTGGTTATCTGGAGAAGATGGCCGAGAAGCACCTCTACATTGCAGAACAAGAGGAGCGTGATCGCTCACCAATTTACTGGGCACCTAACATCTCGGTGTACACAGCGTAATGCCAATATTTTTAGACACAACAGGACTGACTTCGATTGCTATCGGTGTATGCGACCGATGCAAGATGAAACGCGCCTTTGTGCAATTGGGGCCAGACCCCAACTTCCCCGGGCTACGGGTGTGTGACCAAGGGTGCAGGGACAATTTTGATCCCTATCGCCTTGCCGCCCGTAAGACCGAGCGTATCAACCTGCGGTTTCCTCGTCCTGATGTACCTATTGGTGCTGGCGATAATTACCTGATGACTGGCAGTCAATCGATGGATGGCACAAGCCAGTTCCAGATTTCGACTGAGCAGAACACACAGACGCCCACATTGACTGGCAACAAAGACACGATTGCGCCGAATCCGCCCGACAATACGAGTACATAAATGTCAGCACAAGTCGCCATAACCCAACTGCCAGCCGCTGGTGCCATAACAGGCACTGAGGCGGTTCCTATCGTCCAAAATGGCGTGACCGTGCAGACAACGACGGGCGCGATTTCAGCATCGCCGTCGCAGACCTACACATACCTGACCGTCAACCAAACGCCCCAGTTGGCAAACAGCCGCTATGTTGGCGTAAGCAATGGCTTGTCGATCACTGACGGCGGAGCGCAAGGACTCTTCAATATAAGCCCTACAGGCGCTTTGTTGTCTCTGGTGAACTCTGGTACTGGATTCCAAGTAAAAACCTCTTCTACGGCCATTACAGGCCGTTCTATAGCGGTTACTGGCGTTGGCTTGGGAATCACCAACGGCGACGGCATCGCAGGCAACCCAACCATTGCTTTGGCTGGTCAGGTTCTGTCTTTGGCAAATTTGAGCGCCAATGGCTTGATGACGATAACCACGGCTGGCGTTTTAAATGCCACATCTATTACTGGAACGGCCAATCAAGTTGGTGTTGCAAACGGCGACGGTATTGCTGGCGCTCCAACAATTTCAATTGTGGACAACGCAACGCTCCCCGGCACGGGTGGCGTGGTTGTCCCCAAGGGTACGACTGGTCAACAGCCTGTAGGTGTCAGCGGCCAGTTCCGCTTTAACACCACCACAAACCGTTTCGAGGGTTACATCAGTGGCTCTTGGGTAAACATTGGCTCTGGCGACGGTACGGTCACCAATGTCAACGGTACGACCAGTCAAATTGCTGTTTTGAACGGCACAACGACGCCAATCATCAGTATTTCGCCAAACCCGATCATCCCCGGGACGGCCAGCATCACCATGCCAATTGGCGCAACAGGACAGCGACCAACTGGTGTAAACGGTATGTTCCGCTACAACACCGATTTGGCGTTGTTTGAGGGCTTCATCAACGGCTCGTGGCAAGTCATTGCCGCTGGTACTGGCGTTACCTCTGTGGCGACGGGAACTGGATTGACTGGTGGCCCGATCACCTCAACTGGCACCATTTCAATTGCCGACTCTGGTGTAACTGCTGGCACTTACGGCTCCTCATCCCAAGTCCCAAGTTACACGGTCAATGCACAAGGTCAGTTGACCTCTGCCGCAAATATTTCGATTTCTGCTACAGCCATTGGCGCTGTGACTGCCGTGACTGGCACGGCTGGAGAGATCACATCTTCTGGTGGTCAGACCCCTGTTATCTCGTTACCAAGTTCATTGACATTCACCAGCAAGACAATTACTGGTGGCGCATTCAACATGGCTTCTGCCCAAGTTGTTTCGGACACGGTCACCACCAATACTGCGGCGCAAACGCTGACCAACAAGACAATCAGCGGCTCAAACAACACCCTGACTAACATTGCAAACGCAAGCCTGACCAACTCGTCTGTGACCGTTGGCACAACTGCAATTGCTCTGGGCGCGTCATCTTTGACATTGGGCGGATTGACTTCAGTTGCTGTGACGCAAGACCCAACAACGGCACTTCAGTTGGCTACCAAGCAGTATGTAGACGGTCTTGTGGCTACTGGCATCCACTTCCACACGCCAGTGCGTGTTGAGTCGCCTACCAATTTAAACGCGACTTACAACCAACCCGGTGGGGCTGGTGACGGTGTTGGTGCAACATTGACCAACGCAGGCGCACAAGCCGCTTTGGTGATTGATGGGGTCACTCTTTCTGTCAGTGATCGTGTTCTGGTTTACACGCAGACAAACGCCACTCAAAACGGCGTCTATGTGGTGACTAGCGTAGGCTCTGTTTCAACAAACTGGGTTCTGACTCGCTCTTCTGATACCAACACCTACGGAATTGCTGGGCCAACCACACTGAGCGAAGGATCGACCTTCTTTGTTCAGCAAGGTACAACTGGTGCTGGTGAGACCTACACCTGCAACACACAGGGTGTGATCGTATTTGGCACCACCAACATTACTTTTGTGCAGGTTAGTGCATCGCAAATCTATACTGGCACATCGCCAATCAATGTTTCTGGCACAGTCATTTCGCTGACAACTGTACCTGCTAACCTTGGCGGAACTGGACAATCATCGTACTCGGTTGGTAATTTGTTGTATGCCACTGGTGCTACAACATTGTCCAAATTGCCAATTGGCACAAACAGTCAGGTGTTGAAATCAAATGGCACGGCCCCGTTCTGGGATTTGAACCCCACATATTTGCCAGTCGTGTTGCATAGCGGCGCATCAACAAACATCCCTGTTGGAAGTGGTTACTTGCCCGTCTTGTTGCATGACGGCGTAACCATAGTCAATGTGGCTTTATTTTGAGGAATAGAAAATGACGGCACGATACCCACTCGTAATTGCTGGTGTCACGATTGAAGAGATTCAAACTGGCGACACCTATAACTTGGATCAAGGAACCAGTCTTCCGCTGACCACTGGCGTTACTGGCGTTTTGCCTGTTGCCAACGGCGGAACCAACTTGTCGTCGTACACGGCGGGTGGGGTGCTGTATGCGTCGAGTACCAGCGCACTGGCTCAATCTGCAAACCTTTCTTATAATCAATCAACAAGCGTACTGACCGTTGGTACGGGCACAACTGGCGGTATTTCAGGAGGAACCTTCTAATGGCGGCTTTAAACTTTACCCCGATTTCGTTGTACTACAGCACAACTGCGGCGGCTGTTCCTTCTGCTGGCAACCTCGTCAGTGGCGAATTGGCGCTTAACATTACAGACGAAAAACTGTATTTTAAGAACGCCGCAGGCACTGTGAAGTTGTTGGCTTCAAACGCTGTCACAGCGCCCGTTACAACAATTTCTTTTGGCTCGACTGGCCTTACCCCTGCCACAGCAACTTCAGGCGCTGTAACGGTCGCTGGAACGCTTGCAATTGGAAGCGGTGGTACAGGTCAGACGACAGCAGGCGCGGCGTTCAATGCCTTGTCCCCCATTACCACAACGGGTGACTTAATTCTAGGTAACGGCACAAACAGTGCAACCCGCCTTGCAATTGGCGCAAACGGTTACTTGTTGACCTCTAACGGCACGACCGCATCGTGGCAGGCGGCTCCAGCGGGTGGCGTGACAACTTTTAGCGCAGGTACAACTGGATTGACGCCTTCAACAGCGACTTCTGGAGCAGTCACCTTGGCTGGAACATTGGCGATTGCCAATGGCGGTACAGGTCAAACTTCTGCCTCTGCGGCGCTTACGGCGCTTGGTGGCATCAACACTGGTAAGTCCATCGCTATGGCGATGATTTTTGGATTCTAAGGAGCAATCATGGCAAACCCAAATATCGTAAACGTAACAAGCATCCTCGGTAATTCGCTTACTGTTGCTGTAGGTACAAGCGCAACGCAACTTGCGTCTAACGCCGCATCAAGTGGCAAGGTTTTTAAGATTAATTCAATTGTTATTGCTAACATTGACGGCGCAACAGCGGCTGACATTACCGTAAACATCTACTCTGCGGCGGCTTTGGGAGGTTCGGGATTGGCTATCGCGTCTACCATTTCTGTTC